AAGATGCGCGGATCAAGCGCCATCTTATACATTTGTTCCATACCGAGCATTATGCAGCCCTCCCAACCATATCGTAGTTAACAGCCTTAAAGCCGTTGTCCATAGTAAATACTGCCTCAGGCATAACCTTCTCAACTTCTTGAGCCATGTAACCAATAAACTTACCATGACCGCAAAGTGGATGGTCTTTAAACTCAGGCTTATATTCAAACTCGTAAACACGCAAGCCATTAGGCGCAGTCCACAAGCCTACAACGTTTTCTTTCAAGCCTGCATCTGAACCGCTTGAACCACCTGAGCCGCCAAACGCTTGATAAGCGCCAAGACCTGCAAGACCTAAACCTGTAACTTGGCTTAACGAACTTGGAGGTGCTTGATAGCTTTGGGTTGTTGTAGCTTGTGTTGGCAAACCACGTAGCATAGCGTTCATGAAAGACAGTTGCTGCTCTGGATATTGTTGTGCAGTAGCGTAATTTTGAACTGCCTGATTGATAATGTTTTGTTGCTGTTGCTGCTGCGCCGTACCAGCCTGCATTTGGGCTGCGGCAATACCTTGCTGAGCGGCTAACTGTTGACCGCCAATAGAACCTAACTGACCTGCAGCCCCAATACCTGTACCCAATGCTTGGTTGGCGGCTTGCTGACCTTGTAGACCTAAACCGGCACCATACTGCATATTTTGCATAGCGTTGTTATACGCTTGATTGTAGCCTTGGCCAATAGCTTGTTGAGCCGCTAAATTACCTTGCTGCTGTTGTAGCGAATTCATCAAAGCTTCACGAGAACCACCGAAAGCCCCAGCAGATGTAGCCGCGCCTTGTTCAGCTGCGGTTTGAATACCTGTTTGTTGCGCTAGCTGTTGTAATTGTGGGGCAAGAGATTGCTGGATGTAGGGGTTCATGAAAGCACCAACCGCATAAGGGTTAGTGGCCATCTGGTTGTATTGATTACCTGCGCCGGCTTCTTGACCAGCCAAACCATAAGCGCCTAAACCGCCAGCGCCAGTCATTTGAGACGCTGTTTGATATTGACCCGGTACTTGTAAGTTAGCGGTTGTACTAAAAGATTGTTCTTGTTCAGGACTAAAGCCAGCTACATAATCCGCTGGGTTTTGGCTGTATGGTACGTAGGGTTTTACGCCAGTAATTTGGGTACTACCATCGGGATTTTGCTGCGTGTTAAATAGTTGTTGCTGAGTAGCGCCAAGCATTGTTTCCGCATATGGGCGCAAGTAATCAGGAATGTTTGTATTTTGAACAGTAGTTTGTGTGGGTGACGCAGGAGGAGGGGGAGGAGGAGAACCACCACCACCACCTTCAAGGGTCATGCCACCACCACTAAAACCACGGCCTAAGCGTGGTTTAAAAGCCTCTAAAGGCAACATTGTATCTAAGCCATATCTCATATTTTTGTCTCTACAATTCTGTACCGCTCTTCAAACCCATAACGGCTCCACAAACGGGCAATTGATTCTCTTGCTGCACCCTGTATTTTAGTGGCTCCGCTAGCCTTTAGTAAATCTTTAAGTTGCCCAAACGTATCTTTATTTGATACCAACTTGCCGCCTATAAAAGTAATGAAAGCTATGCGGTCATTTGGGTAGTTTAAAAATGTTACTGTTGCTGCTCCGTGTACTGCGCCTTGTTCATCTACCGCTACTAATAAGTTCCAACCGCCTTGACTTAAATAGACCTGTACTTGCTCTAACGTATAGTCTTCACCACCCCAAGAAACCGCAGACTCAATATAGTTCTCAACCAAAGGCCAAGATTGCGCCACATAGTTTGTTGGAACGGCTTTTACTATCAGCGTCATGCTGGCATGTATTTATCAGCGTTAATCTTAGGAGCTTGCTTAGCTTTCCCAGTTCTTGCTTTTCTTACCTTATCCATCATGGCGTATAATCTTTTAGCGCCTGCATCAGACGAGCCATTACCTATATGGCTTACTACATCAGCCGGAACTACAAACTCATTATCTGCAAGACGGGCTGGTTGTTTACCTTGAATTGTAGCTGGAATACTATCGCTCATACCATCGCCGGGGCCTTTAAGCATTTGACCGCCATCAGAATAAGCGCCCAAAGATTTAATTTTACCCCCCGCTGCGCTAGCGGTAGGAATTAACTGAGGTAAACCCGAAAGACGTGCTAGCATAGCTTGTTGCTGAATTTCAGCATTAGGGTCATATGCCATACCACCATTATCAAAAGCAACAACGCCACCAGTAGCCATGTTAGCCATTTCATCACCGGTTAATGGGTTTGTCTTTGGCTCGTATAAAGATGCGGTTGCTTGAGCACTAGTAGGCATTTGGGTAGGTGTAGCATAGTATGAACGTTGCTGTTGGCTTTGTGGGTACATACCGCCGCCCATAAAGTCTACTGGCTCAGAATTTGGGTCCATTAAACCGCCGCCAGCATAACCGGGTACCATTCCACCTTGAGCTGCTTGATAGTTTGTATAAACAGGTTGATACGGTGGATTAGGCGGCATTACTACATCTGGACTATAGTGTTGTGGGTCGTATTTAAAATTGGCTAAAGAACCGCCATTCCAGTTGACTTGAGAGTTTGGCGGTGTACCATATTTAGCTTGCTCATTCTTCATCAAAGCCATTAAGCCAAGACCGCCAGCACCTACGCCAAGAGCTGTATTTGAAATACCGGGGATTAAAGAAGTGCTAGCTCCGCCTATACCAGCGCCAGTACTTGCAGCGGCTCCGGGAATAGCTGTGTTGGCGGCTAAACCAGCATCATATGCGGCAGCTCCAGAAACAGTTGGGGCAGCCGCGCCAGTACCAGCTAAAACAGGGGCAGTAGATGCGGCAGTAGTTCCAGCAGCGCCAGCCGTAGTACCAACAGTAGGAGCAGCCGCAGCACCGACGCCCATAGCACCGGCTGCAGCACCGCCTAAACCGCCCATTAAGCCAGTTTGAACAGGGTTATATCCTAAAGCGGCTCCGCCTAAAGCCCCAATACCCAATCCCGTAACGCCAGCTCCAAGCGCCGTAGAACCTAAAAGAGCGCCGCCTTCAAATAGAGCAGGAGCTGCGTAAGGCGCAGCAATAGCAGTACCAGCTACCAGAGCTAGTTCTAAGGGATCGCTAAATAGGCCTCCGCCACCATTTCCGCCGCCACCTGACATAATATATCCTTTACTTTTTTCCTGATTTTATCACTTAAACTGCCGTTCCACTAGCGTTTATCCACTTAGTGCCAGTCCACCATATAGGCAGATTTAACGTAGTATCAAAATACTGCTGCCCAACCTGTAACTTTGACGTAGGTCTTTGGTTCGTAGCCCCTGAAGATGGTATTACAGAGCCTTGGGTAAAGTTATCTAACTGTGCAAAATACAGTCGTAACGCGTTATTAAGCTGGTCTTGATAAGCTTGCTGATAATCGGTAGGCGCAATAGGCAAGTTAGGTGATGTTGTTGACCTAATCTGTCCATTATAGGTTTGATACTTTGGAATACTCATTTTATTCTATCTTCTGCCATCTGGACGAATATCTATTCTTGGTGAACCCAGCTGCCAAGCCACGCCTGTACCAGTAGATTCAATCCTAAACGCCATTTGGCGTCCTCTTAGACGGGTGTAAACCTGCCCAGTAAACTGCTGAATTGTATATTGGGGTAATGTCGTATAGTTTTGCGAACTTATAACTTGTGGACTATCCGCTTGTCCATATGCAGTACCAGAGTTTTCCCGTGGTTTTACGGTCATCGTTACAGATGGCTGGTTAGTAGTAGAACCATTAAAATTAACGTCAGGCAATATTCTCCAAACAAAGCCGAAGTTGTGGCCATCACCAATATCAAAGTCTGAGGACTGAACATAAGAATATATAGGTAGTGTTGCAGTTGTTGAATTGTCGTCAGTACCGTTTTCTTGGTACAGTAATCTGCTATTATAGTCGGCAGCAATAGGATAAGGCTGTGTACCAGTCTGCAGCCAAGCAGTACGCCCTAATGTGCCATAGTACCAAACGCGGTCTAGGTAGTTATAAATAACATATTTGTTAACAGTTGTCCCGCTGCCAGACTTACTTACATAGAACCACCACACTTCATTAAATGCTTCATTAGCGCCAGCAAATACTTGGTAGGCTTGGTCCGTATTAATATCATCAAAAATGTATTGACGCAGTGCGCAAGGAAGAACCTCAACACGACCAGAGTACATATAGAAGCGGTCTTTACCCATCCAATAAGTTACGTTGTTAATCGTAATCATCGAGTTAGGCGACATAACAGATATGTTATCCATTAAAATTTGGAAGCCCCATACGTAAGGAGCGCCAATATATTGCATAGAATAGATTGCTGAATCAGTCCATACTAAAATCTCTTGACGTGTTG